ATCCTCATCAGTATCTGGTCTGGCATTTCTAAGTGCTTGTGGATCGACAGGGGTTGCTCTTCGATCTATTTGTGGATGCTTGGGACTCCATTGATCTGGGCCAACAAGCAAACCATCCCATGTTTTTTTCATGTCTCTAAGGCGATATCTGAACCCTGTGATATCACAGATTCCATAAGCATATTTACCAGTAGAAAAAGATGACATTACGCTGTGTTGTAACCTCTAAAATTTGGGGCTACATAAAAAGAAGCTCTTTCCTGATCAGTAGACAAAGCCCTTATAAACTCTTCTTCGTAAATTTGTTTTAAAAAGCCTGTTTTATCAGGAGCGCGTTTCATTGAAAGATAGTAAGCCAAGCCAGCAGCCAAACAAGGGTAAAACCTGAAAGGCATGTCTAACGTGTTGGTTGCTGCGTCTGCATCATCCATTCTTGTTAGGACATTCATGTAAACAGTATAGGTGTCCGATTTATCAGGCACAGGCCAAAGGGTAATCGTGGGCGTGATTTGTTTATCAACGAATATCTGGCTTGGTTTACCAGTGGTGCTCTTTGTAGCAATATGGCTGTATTCAGCCCTGCTCAATTTAGTCAGTGGCAGATCTGTTACTTCAGATCCAACAGTTTCCCTTACAAACGCATCCAATACATCAATAGGAGCAGTCGCGTTCGTCGAATCAATATTGTACTCGCCATCATCCTTAATCAGCGCGACAGTCTTTTCTGTAATCGTCCACTGGTTTAATCCTCTGTTTGCCCACTCTGCAAGCATGAGGTTTAACGATCTGGTTGCCGTCTTGAGGTCGTATCCAGTTCTTAACTCAATGCCACATCTTTCAAATGCTTCCTCAATATACTCAGCAACATCTGGTTCAAAGTTTTTAGAATTACTTGTAGCCATTTAATCCTCGTACAAATTGTTGAAGGTGATTGATGGATCGAGATAACTATCATGACCTTCTGCTGAATGCGCCCACTGAGAAGGCTTAAAGTCTGGAGCACCCTCACCTGTTACCCAAAGTGCTGGAGATGTTGCTCTGACTCTGTTGTTAGGTAAAGCCACTAAATTTCCTTTCCACTGACCTTCTTCTGTTATACATAATACATGGCTTTGTTTGTGTTGGGCAGGATCATCAGCGATATGTGAATCAGTGTAATCGACAGTAAACAAATATTTAGATGTGTAAAACTTTCCATCTATCTTAGCAATCCAAGGCGAGGAGCTTACGCGATCAAGCACCACCACAGAATGATCGCGAGACTCACAGTCCCAAGGCTGGGATAAATGATCATCCATAGGTTTTGGAAAGTCTTCCATAGGCATGTCACAGACAAGCCCTTGGATTGGCATCCTTGCCCACATGGCTCCACCATGAATGTTGCCCTCATGCCAGTCATCACAATCAGCTTCACAACCAGTAAACACCACTTGAAAACTCAAAGACCTGTCAGGGATTGTGTTAACTGCAATCGCCAATCCATGTAAATATTCGTCATGATATTGTTCGTGGTTGTAGGTAAATTCACGCCTCACCCACACCTTAAAGTGTGGGATGTTGCTTATCAGATACGACAATTACAAACCTTTCATAAAGTTTCTCAATTCTGCTTTCATTTCTTTAGATGTAATAGCAGCCCCTGTTATTTCTCTTAGTTTTTTGTTAAACGCTTTGCGCTGGGCAGCAGTCAAATTTTTTGAGTTGCCATTGCTTTCCAACAGACGTTCTGCGCGAGTCATGCTTGACCCTGCTGTATTTTTCTTAGCAGTTCCTCCAGTATTCATTTTTTTAACGCTTTTGGACATTTTTCTTTTCAAGGCTCCACCCTTGGACATTTTACGCATTGCGCCACCCTTGGACTTCTTTCGTAAATCTCCAGCACCTTTTCCATCAGCAGCAAAAGCAGGAACTTTCCTTCCATTGACAGTGGTCATTTTCATCGCTGCGCCACCAGTCTTCATTTTTTTAAGAGTGCCGCCCTTAGACATCTTACGCATTGCACCACCTTTGGATTTTTTCCTCATCGATGCGCCTTTTGACTTTTTAATTTTGTGATACATTGTTGCTCCTTGTTGAGTTGACGTAATTAATTTTATCCACCAGCGTCTTGAGCGTGTTCTTTTTTGAAGGTAAAACCGCCTCCAAATCCACCACTACTTGCTCCACTGCCTCCAAATCCACCGCCGCCACCTAAAGATGAAATCCTTGCGTAAGGAATGTTTGAGGCAAATCCGCTTGTTCCTATAATTGACCCTCTGGGTGCTCTGGCAAAAGAGTATTCGACAGTAGGCTCAGAGCCAGTGTCAAAAATATCAAAATCACCGCTTTCGATTGTGCCTGTATAGTTTGGTACGTTTCTAGTCGAACTGTCTTGTCTTCCTGTTACAACATCTTCACCAATTTTTGGCGTGTAACTTGAAGCAAAGGCTCCACTCCCTAAAATGCTTGGAGAGCCACCATACTGTTGTCTTGCAACTTGCCTTGGAGTTCCTCGCCCACCTAGCAAGCCAAATCCTAAAAGACCTCCTTTGCCTCTCAGTCCAAAAAGTCCAGTTCCTGATGTTTGCCTTGGAGCTTGCATCCTGTTTAATAAACCAAACCCCAATGGGCCACCTCTTCCCCTCAAACCAAAGAGTCCTCCACTTTGGGGATTAATTAGTCTTGATGCAGGGTTAAAACGATCCCTGAAATTAGTAAACTGATTAGCTCTTCTGCCAACCCTGTTGAATAGGTTTCCAAATTGTCTGGCCCCGGGCAAAAACTGTAATCTTCGCCCAATCCTTTGAAATCCAGTGTCTGCCAAATTTGTTAATCTGCTTCCCAGAAAAGGGACATTTCTAAAACCCATCTGGTTGCCCAGAATGTTCGCAAGCATTCGCGATCCCTGACCAGCATAAGGATCTCTTGCTGTCCCACCACCATTAAGATAGCGAATGCCACCCTCCTCCTCAAAGGAAGGTGACACTTGCATGGGCATTTGCGATCTCGAAATCGCCATCTACTAATCGTACTTCTTGATTAACTCAAGAATAATCATGTAGGTGTCACCACTACTGTGTCCAGTGGTGGTGAAGTCTATGTCACCAGTTTTACCTGATCCCGCATTGTTAGGAATTGCAGTAAAATTGTCATAGTATTCATCACCTGTCGAATCTGCTGGCAACCCAATCGCTAACACGTTCGAGGTTGCGTCAAAATCCAACTTTACTGACATGCCCACTGTTGCCCAGTAAATGCGCTGAATATGTACTTCAGTGCAAGTTTGACCCAGTGAGTTTTTAGCCAGAGCAGAAACGTCTACTTTTTTAACAGCAGACTCACCAGTGCCATCACTGACATTGGTGAATCTTAAAACAGCAGTTCGCTCACCATCTTGGATAGTTTGTGAAGCTACGGCATCAGCCATCGTTCACCTCCTGTTAAAGTTCAGTGACAGCAGTTCGTTCCTTGTACGCACCAACATAATCAACTGTCAAAGTCTTTGCAGCAGCCGCACCATTTTGAATGCCAAAAGACAAAGCTAACTCTTCGTCGTCTGGTGCATTTGTGCTTACAACTGTTCCAGCTAAAACGTTGTTTTGGAATACATGAAACTTCTGATCTTTGGGGTCATACAAGAACCCAACAGTCATAAAGGTATCGTCAGCCAAAGCAGTACCCAAATCTAAAGTGGATTGTGTGCTGTCTTTTTCAACAATAAACGTGACAGTTGTGGCTCCATCAGATTTCAAAAAGAAGATTCCATCTGTGACATCCAGAGGAGTTGTGTCTGTTAACTGTAAACCAGCAACGATGTCTGATTGTGTGGCATCACTTGTTTTAAATCGCATGTGAAACGCTAGTTGCTTTCCAGTTTCGTACTTGTATCCTTCCTTGACTAGCTGAAAAAAGTCATGATCGTTGTCAGCATCATCGTTTGTGATGAGCAATAGACCACCATCACCATCAGTCAAAGCTTCACTGGCGTTTCCAGATCCACCCTCTGTTGTTGTGATTGTCCAGTCACTTGCTAGGTAAGTGTCAAAGTCGTTGAAGTACGAGTGATATTTGTGCGGTGCAGGAGCTTTTAATTTACCAAGCGTTCCATCTGCTGAAACGTTTGTTACTCCACTTGTGAAATGAGTAGTCATGTACAGTTCTCCTATGTTGTTGAACCAGCTATCGCACCATGCGATCAGCCATAATATGACCACACAAGTTTAGGCTAAAATTAGCCATAATGAAATGCTTTCTCTTCTTCGTCCATCATTAGGTAATTTGCGTGTGCTTCGTTTTTTTGAAAAGCTACAGACCCATAAATGTAACGATCAAATCTCCAGCAATCTTCGTTCCATTCTCTATCTGTTTCGTTAATCTTATTAGCGAACGCCTCAGCTTTTTTGTAATCGTCTAAACAAAAAACATACTGGTGTCTAAAGACTTTACCTTCCTCAGTCTTTGCAATGATGCTGTAAAAAGTTTTTTCTGCAACTGGGTCATACTCCTGACGATCTCCATATTCTCTGGCGTGATAATCTTCCTCAGTTGCGTGGCATTCTTTACCTACTGCTGCCTCGACTATGTTTCCTTCTATTCTCATGCGATCTCCTTGACTTGAATTTAAAGACATTATACATAAACTATTGTTAATTGCAAGTCTTAATATATAAATATAAAAGCTTGCATAACGACACGATATGTGTTTTAATAGCTCTGAACTGAAGGAGAAATTAAAAAATGTATGATCCATCAACAAAGCACGAACAGGCAGAAACAACCAGTGATGAAATACAGTTTGATTTAAATAGCGAAGCTGACAATCGAGATCGAGTTGATCCAAATGCCTTGTTCAAAGGCATTGATCACATTGTGCGAATGATGCAAAAGCAAGGGTTCGATAAAATTTCTGAAGAGAGCAAAAAGGCTTATGTCGAATTGATTGTCTTACAAAACGAAGTCAGCAAAGGTTTGACTTTAACTTACTACCCTTAACCAGAAGCTGGAGAAATGAAAATGTTGAATGCAAAAATATATTTTAATGGTGATGAAGTTTCTGTTGTAACTGAAGCAGGAACAATTTTGCCAAGTGGATTCAGAGTCAAACAAGACGAAGATGGAACCAAGGTTTTAGGTTCATGGGACACAAAAAATCAAAAATACGTTGAGCTTGGACTTCCAAAAACTCGCTACTCTTTAGCCAGCAGTTCCCCAGCTTGTGGGAATGGCAAAGAGGTTTTTGAAAAAGATTTTATTATTGCTTTCGAAAAATTTTTGTTTGGATAAAAAAAGGGGCTTTCGCCCCTTTCTTTTTATGCGCCTTGTGAACCATACACGCCTCTCCAATCAGAGAAGCCGAAGGAGTATCGCTCGCGGGCCTTGTACCGAATGTTACCTGTTGAGAAATCAGGTTCCATTGAGGTTTCCATCGCAGTTCTTTGGAACATCTTCAGACCTTCCCCTGACTCAGTGACTGAGGTAAGAAGGAAGAAAGCATCTGGATCATTTAGATAATGATTCACTGTGTAACCACCGGGGATCACTCCAGTATTCTTGATGCTGTTGATGTCGTTGTCAGCAGTTCCAGTTCTGCCATCAGAATTCAAGATTCTGTCAGCAACGAAAACCAATTGTGGGGGAACCACAAGCTTGGTTGCCTGAACAGAAATCGTTAGACCTCTGTCATCAGTGAACGTGGAAATGTCAATTAACGCATCCTCTAAGGATGTCTCGTTCAGGTCTGCCATTGTCGTGGCGCGGTTAGCCGCGCTTCCGCCACCAGCCAGTGGATGTGCAGTGTTAATTAAAGACACTCCATCACCACCTGTGAACGAACTACTGAAAGCGTTGTTTAACACATCAGCACCTTTCACTTCTTTGGTATTAGCCATAGATCGTGCAAGTGCTTTGGTGTATCGCTTGCCCAGTGAAGAGTAAAGATTATCTTCGACCGCTTCTTCAGTAAGGGCAAAAGCCAACCCGACAGTATCGTGGGTATAGCGGGCTGTGTAACTTTCGTTTGCGTTATCGAACTGTACGCCTTGGCCCTCTGACTTAGTTGGCGCAGAGCCAAAACCAGTCAGCAAAACCTCTTCCTCAAAAGCGCGATCAGAATCTTCTACACTGAAGATCTCTGTGTACTCTTGGTCATAGGTGTTGTATTCAAGGCCGAAGAGCGAGTTCAAACCCGGCTCAAGCTCTTTAGCAAGTTGTGCTCTTGAAATAGCCATTATCTAACCTCCTATTAAGCTAAGCCGGCGCCTTTAACGCCGTAAATTGAGTTTTGAATGACTACCAGCACGTTAGTGTTTGCTGATGATACATCATTATTTTCAGGATCTTCTGAAATATCGATGGCTTTGATAGGTAAGCTAGTACCTGTTGCACCAGTTGATACTTCAAGCTCTGCTCCAGAAATTCCTGTAACAGTGCTACCTGAAGAGGTATAAACGATGTCGAAGTTGCCGAACAAGTCCGCAACTGGAAATGCTGCGTCTGCTTGGATTTCGTAAACTACGTTGGGGTCATCAATAACAAACGCAATCAAATCTGAAGCGTTTGTGCTGGCAGGATAGTAATTGCTATAAACCTGCTCTTTAGTTGTGGGATCAGTGTACTGTACACCATTGAACACACCGACAATTGGAACTGTGCCACCATCTGCGTGAACTTCAATGCCGCCGCCAGTAACTTGAGCAACCATGTCACCTTGGAAAATACTTGTTCCATAGTTAGCTGCAATTCGATAACGAGACTGACCGCCAGTATAAGCACCTCCACCAATCATTCTGACTGGCTTCATGCCAAAAGCTGCGTCTTTGTTCGCCATGCTTTTTTCTCCTGTTAGTTTCTACCAAATGTTACTTGGGTTGATCTTTGTGGATCATACTTAACATAGCGGCTGTCTTTTGAACTCTCAGAAAACATAGTATTGTCTAAAGCATCTTTTGCATTCTGATTGACTGCCTCGTAGTGGGCATTTCTTTCATTAACAGTTTCTTGTGGTATTTTCGCAAGGATCAAACCCTCATTATATACAACGCCAGAATGTCGCCCTTCATCCATTGTGGGAAGCTGCCATTCATCAGGAAGGTCAGAACCTTTTACAAGTTCCCATCCTTCTCTGAGTCTTCTTGACATATTGCTTCTATCCTCTTGCCCCAACATGGATTCCCTTATCCAACGATAAACGTAACCATCTGGTGCTGGAGGAGTTTCAAGGCGGCGAACTGGTCGCCAAGGTTTTCTACGAGTCTTGTTATCGTGCGCTTCGGATTCACGAGATTGTCTGGTTGAGGTCATATTTACTCCTTATGCTTACGCTTGTTTCTGCATTATTTTTTGCTTTTCCATAGCGACTGATTTAAACCAATCCTCTTCAGACATGTTATGTGGCTTCAGAGGTCTTAGTCGTTCCATCTCATCTCTTGTAAACTTAACCCCACCCTTTGGGTCTGATGTTTTTTGTCGGCTTCTTGAAGCAGGAGCAACTCTTTGCATCGATGGGCTGCTAACACTTTGATCGACATTTGTATTTTCAGGATTGCTTGCTTGCAACTCTGGAAATCTTTTAGAAATTCTATCATTCAATTCATTGTAATACTCTTCTGAATCAGGGACAAACCCTTCTTCTACCAAAAACTCATCAACCACCCTTGCCCAATAATGTGCTTCTCGATTGAATTCTGGTTTGCTTTCATCAAACCAAGGGTTGTTGTCTTGCCAGCTTAAAGCTTTTTCGCTAGGTGCTGGAGCTTGTTGTGGTTGTTGATAAACAGGCTGTTGTGGTTGTTGAGCCTGTTCTGTCTTTTTCTGACTGTTTTGTTTTGCAATTCTTAATTTTTCTTTTTGTATTACAAGCTCTGTTTTTAAAGTATCAGCCTTCGATATAGAATCCACATCATTAGCTTGCATGGCTTTTTTGTAAAGCTCATCAACTTGCATTTCTTTGGCTTTGATAGCTTCTTCTTCTTTATCCAAGCTATTGGCTTCTGATTGCTGCGCCAAAGCCCTTAATCTTTGAAGCTCTTGATCCTGCTGAATCAACGCTTGTTCAGCTAATTGCGCTCTTTGCTCTGATTGTCGATTCTTTTCGTTGAGTTTATTGATGCGCTTGGACACATTTTTAGTGTATCGTTCAAGTTCATCTTCGCTATTCTGTTCTATATTGTCTTCAATTTGAATTGCAATTTCTGCATCCTGCTGCGCTTCTTGTTCAGGTAATTGATTCTCGCTCATGTCATACTCACTATGTCATCTGGGTGTAAAATAGTTCCAATCACCTCATCATCATTTATTATGCGAACCTCTTGAGGATTATCATCTCCCTCAAAATTCAATTTGAATCGAGTGCCAGCATAACGTCCAATAAGAACCCATTGGTTTTCTTGACACCAAGGAATGCCATGAAACCTTGCCTCATCCTTGTAACAAAGTGGCCCCATTTTAACCACCCAAGCCACAACAGTTGCCAGTGATTCCCTTTCAGTTGTTGTTTGCAAAAGTTCTATGCCACCATCAGATTTACTTTTTTGCTTTGATGGAAAAACCAACAATCTGTAACCTGATGGGTTAGGTAATCTGTCTATAACACTTGCGTCTAGCAAAGCAGGATCTAATTCTTTTTCTTCAGGATTCACATAAGCCTTAGAAATGGATTCCAAAATTTATTCCTTGTTCAAATCTTTCAGTTCAGATTCGATATAATATAATGCAGAAAGCTCTCCTTGCAAGAACTTATACATTTCCATATCTTTTAAGTTTCCTGACATAAGCGTTTCAGATATCTGAGATCTTCTCGCTTCTATCAGTCTTCTTATTTTGTCGTAAAAACTATAATCATCCATTAAGTCGATTTCTTAGGTGCTTTCCTTGCTTTTTTGGTCACTTTTTTCTTAGGTGCTGGCTTGGGCGTTTCTTCTGCAACAGGCTCTGGTTCAACGACAGGTTCTGGTTCTGGTGCTGGTTCTCCAGAAGCAATTCTAGATAGCTTCGCAGCTATTCTAGCCTCGCTTGCTTGTCTTGCTTTTTCTTCCTCCTGTCGCTTGGCAACAAGAGCATTCGCCTCTGCCTCGCGTTCTAGCTTTTTTTGAGCCTTTAGCTCTTTAATCGCTTCAAGTTTATAAGATGTTGTCATAGGTTTCTCCCAAACTTTTGTTCAAGCTCCAATAATTTTAAATCTGCTTGCTGATCCAAACGCTGCATTGCAACGTCTAATTTATCGTCAGCAATATCTTTTTGTATTCCCAGCCTTTGACTGGCAAGCTCTGTTTCCAATAGCTTTTCTTGATCTCGCTGCTGTTGTTTTGCGTCAAATTGAGATGCGTCAATCTCTAACTCTTTGTCTTTCAGGTCAAGCTCTCTCTGCCTGATTGCGACAAGAGGATCTACCTCATCAGACTGCTGACCAATTGACTGCAAAAACTCTTGGGTTAATTGAGCCATCACTGGTGCTGCAAATTGATCCAATATCATTTGTATCTGCATCTGCATCTGTTGCGCTTCTTGTGGCGTTACTTGCTGCATCTGTTGAGAGATGGCTTGTATTCTTTCTTGCATTTCAGGAGGTATTTGCTGCATGGATATTTCAGAAGCCAAGAACTGCAAGTGCTGCATTATGTGTGAAATGATAATGCTTTGAAGCTGTGGATTCTCTTTGACCACTTGAGTTAAAAACAAACTCCTGTGAGCATCTACATGAGCAGCGTGGTTCTGGCCTTCAAAAGCTTGTGCTGGCTGACCTAGCAACAAAGAAGAGTTTTCCAAACCTGCATCCACTGGCTTTGGGGTCATGTCTGGTGGAGGCTGAATTAGGTTTTCAACATTATCCACGCCAAGTGCTGCGTACATTCTCCTGTACGCTTCATAGATGCCCATCGGGCCATGCACTTCAGGGTTGCTCTGAACCATCTGCAACAGCTCTTGAGCCATCGTTATTCTTTGACTTTGACTGAAAATATTAGGATCAGAGACAGGTATGACATCTATCCTGCCATCAAAGTCAGTCGCTTTAATGCTTGCCTGACCACTGCCAGTTTCGTAAGGATATTCTGGAGGCAAGTATTCGTTGAACACTTGCGCTAACAATTGGAACTCTAAACGTTGTGAATAATGCAATCTTTTGTGGATTGCGCTCATCACTTTTGTTCCTCTTTCGAGTAAGGCAACAGTTGTTCCAACTGGCATGGCTTGATTCATATCGCCCACGTTCATATCTGCAATTGCAGCAAAACGCTTACCAGAATCTACCAATAACCCAAGCAATTGCATTAAGACATTGCTTGGCTCTTTGATTGGCAAAGGTATTAAGTTTTCTCTTAAAGACCCACCAGTTGTATCAATGTCTCTAAATTCGCCGGGGGACAAAGGTTCGTCTTCGTCCCTGATTCTCATGCCTCTAGCTTTGAACCCAGCAGGGAGATTTGCAAGTGTTCCTGCGTCAATCAACTGCCGTAAGATTGAAGTGGAAGCTTTAGATAAACCACCAATCATGTGAGAAAGGCCAAGGCCGTAGAATCCTAAACCCGGCAAAAACTTGTATTGCACAAAGAAATTTACTTTGTTTTTGTAAGGATCGTTTGGATTGAAGTTGCGTCTAATAGAAAGCACTCTTTGAGAGTTTTCATCAATGGTTACGATGTAAGGCAGCTTTAGCCCTGTAGGAGATCCATCTTCTCCCATGTCTTCAAAGCCTTCCAGATCCAGAATTGTATGCACTTCATAAACAACATGATCCCTGTCTTCTGCATAACTTGCATGAGTGCCTTCTATTTCATCGATTGCTTCTGTTACATCAGAAGAGTCAGCAGAATACGATCCTTCTTTTATGTCTACGTTTGCGTAAAACCCAGAAAGCTGTTGTTTCTTGATTTCGTTTCGTGACATAGATATCGCATGAGTAACACGCTCTGCACTGCTTAAATCAGCAGCCTCATAAGGCACGATTAAATCTTCAGGAGCGATAAACTTAGAAACTGCTTTGTTCAACACAGTGTCGAAATATATTTTTTTAAACGCGCTCCCTGCCAAGGGTAAATAAAATAGCAACATGTCGAGTTCAGGATCGTAGTCAGACATGATGTTCATGATGTAAAAATTCATGAACTCTTGTACACGCTCTGCCTGATTCTCTGAATCTGGAGTCCTTGCTCCTAACACTTGCGTTTTGACTGGGCCTTTTGCTGGGAGCATTTCTTTGTAAGCTTGTGCTTGAAACTGGGTGACTGCCTCTGCAAGTATTGGATGTATTACACCACTTGATCCTTCAAATGGTTGAGATCT